TCCAATCTCTTATCTGGACGGGATCAAACCGAATCAGTTCGATGTCCTGCGTCTTCGGGCTTGGTTCTCGGGGTTGGGCAAAGTTCGCCCCGTTTGGAGTCGTTGCATATTGGGGTTGGGTCTTACGGCGATGCGGTTGCTGCATGGTCGGAAAGAGTCCTTGGTCGGACATTGTTTGACTGGCAGAAGATTGCGTTGACTGGTCAGTTGACCCACGATGAGAATGGTGACCTTGTGTTCCGTGAGGCCATGTCTTCGTGCGCCAGGCAGAACGGCAAGTCCGTTGCACTCACTAGCCTTTGCGGATTCTTCTTGACCGACTGGTCAGCGATGCGGGGCAAACCCATCCACGTTCTTTCCGTTGCCAACAAACTTGATCGCGCGGTTGCAATCTTCAATGAACTTGCTCCGGTACTCGAGGCACAATTTGAAGGTCATGTGACATGGAGTTACGGACGCAACAAAGTTGAGATGCCAAACGGGTCGACGTGGGAAGTCCGAGCTGCGACCCCGAACCTTCACGGTGGAACTTACGATCTCATCGTCGTTGACGAAATCTGGAATGTCTCGGAGGAGGTCTATTTTGATGCGTTGCGCCCGTCGCAGATTGCGGTTAAGTCTCCGCTTCTTTCTTCCTGGTCAACTTCTGGGGATGAATCTTCAAAGACTATGCAGCGTCTTCGCGAGGCAGCCATTGGCGCAATAGATCAGCAGAAACAAACGCGTCTCTACTTTGCCGAATGGAGTCTCCCGTCGGTAGACCCAAACGACGAAATAAATTGGGGCTACGCCAACCCCGCCCTCGGTCAAACCATCACCCTCGAGGCATTGCAGGCAGCTGCGGAAACTCCAGATCGTGCAGCATTCCTCCGCGCTCACCTCAACTTGTGGGTCTCGTCGGCGGACGCTTGGATTCAACCTGGCGTCTGGGACAAACTGTTCACCGAATCCGACTGTCCACAGGGAGGCGTCCTCGCCGTCGACTCATCCACAGGGGGCGAAAAGTATGTCGGCATCCGTTGCGGGCTTACCGAAGAGGGCAACATTATTGCAACTGTCCAGTTCTCCACAGAGTCCCTCAAGGAAATGTGGATAAAGATTAACGAAGCAATGGAGGCAGACCCGAAACTGCGTTTGGCGATTACACCGGCACTCGATCTTCATACGCCAGAGAAGTTAGAACGGCGACGTCAAATTTTTGGCTACGCCGAGGTACTCAAATTCACGGGTCTGACGCGGTCGCTCATCCTCGAGAAACGCATCTACCACCGAGGGGAAGAACTGCTTGCAACTCATGTGAACCGCGCCGTCCTCGCCCGCGCAAACGGTCAAGTCGTTATCTCATCGCAACGATCACCTGGACCGATTGAGGCAGCTCGACTTCTCGTCGTTGCAGCTGCACTTGTTTCTCGCCCGTCAAATACCGGACGCGCAGCAATGGCATTTGGAAGATAGTTGCATTTGCAACAACTTTGTGAGAGACTCCCTGCGTGGCGTTCTTCTCCCGCAAAATAACAACCGCTGAATTCGCATCGTCGCCGATTAAAGCCGCTGCCGGTGTCGGCATCTCTGGCATCCCCCCGATGTATGCGTGGTCAAGCGGAACCTTTGAGCAGATCGCCCTTAGTCTCCCGACGGTGTCGCGGGCGAGAGACCTTCTCGCCTCGACCATCTCAGGTCTTGAATTTCGCCAATACGTAAAACAATGGGATCCCGCTACTGAGGAGTATGAAGAGATTTACGTTCCAAATGAGTCTTGGATGGAAAACCCAGACCCGAAAGTGCCTCGCCAGTTCATCCTCTCCAATACCTTTACGGACCTCTGGCTATATGGTCGTGCATGGTGGGCGGTAACTTCTCGTAATGCAACTGACGGTCGTCCGATGTCCTTTGAATGGCTACCCGCAGCTTCTATTCAAACACCGAATCAGCAAGGTCCACAGTTCTTCGGGATGCCAGATCAGATTCAATTCAACGGCATTCCCCTTGACCCCAACGAGGTCATTTGTTTCCTTGCCCCGACAACAGGTCTTGTCTTTTCTGGTCAACGCGCCGTAAACATTGCAATCCATCTCGATCAGTTTGCAGATCGTGCAGCAACAATCGAGACCGTGCCTGGCTATCTGCAACAGACCTCCGCAGGCGAAACAATGTCCGGTGAAGAACTTGGAGACCTTGCTTCGCAATGGGCACAAGCTCGCAAGGCTGGCAACGTCATCGGTGCACTCAACAACTTTGTCGAGTTCAAAGAATTTAACCACGACCCACTTGAAGTCAACGCTGCGCAACGCCAATATCAGGCACTCGACCTGTCCCGTTTGTGCTCGGTGCCCGCTTACCTCGTTTCGGCACCCACCCCAGGCGCATCAATGACATATCAAAATGCAACTCAAGCCCGTCAAGACCTTTGGCTTTTCGGTGCGCAAATGTACGCCGAAGCAATCACTCAACGCCTGTCAATGAATGACGTCACAAGTCGAGGACGTTTTATCTGTTTCGACACAGACGACCTTCTTGCCGTTGCCGAAATGCAAGATGTACCAGTAGAACCCCCCGTCAATATGCCTCAGGAGATGCCATCATGATTAAGTTCACCGCCATTCCAATCACACTCGATGCAGCAGCTGCAGACGCAACCGCCCCGCGCACCATCACCGGCATTGCCGTCCCCTGGGATGTTGTTGCAACAGTCTCAGGCGGAGAAAAAGTTATGTTCAAGCGCGGATCCTTTGACTTGAATGCAAAACCCGCTCGACTTCTTGAAAACCACGACGGACGCCCAATCGGCATCGTTACCGAAGTTATTGATCTTGAAAACGGACTTGGCTTTTCAGCAACTTTCTCCTCAAGCCAGGCTGCGTCGGACGTGGTCGAGTTGATCAAGATGAACGCATACGATTCCGTTTCCGTCGGAGCCGTTCCCCAAAAATTCAAATACGACAAAAATGGAGTGATGATTGTCTCGTCAGCTTTGCTCCAAGAGCTCTCGGTTGTAAGTGTTCCGGCATTTGCCGACGCAGTAATCGAACAGATCGCAGCCTCAGAACCCGACCCAGAAGTGGTCGAAGAAGAGGCGAACGAACCCCAACCCGACACAAGTCTCCAGGAGGAAACAATGTCACAAGAAACCCCAATCGTCGAAGCCTCCGTGCCCGACGCCATCCCAACCACAATTTTTGCTGCAGCACGACGCGAATTCAAACTCCCATCACCTGCCGAATACATCTCGTCATACCTCAAAGGTGGACACGAGTTCGCACAGATGAACGAAAATATCCGCGCAGCTGCACCAGACGTGATCACAACCGACACGCCAGGAATCCTGCCAACCCCAATCCTTGCCCCCGTTTACAACAACTTTCGCGGACTTCGTCCAGTCGTTGACGCAATCGGCGCAAAGGCAATGCCTGCAGGCGGAAAAATCTTCATCCGTCCAGAAGTAACAACTCACACTTCGATGGCAGTTCAGTCAGCTGAAAACGCTGCACTTCAGTCAGGTACTTTCGTTGTTTACAACAACCAAGTCACCAAGAACACATACGGCGGATATGTAACCATCTCCGAGCAGGACATGGATTGGACAGACCCGAACGTACTTTCACTTGTCCTTGACGACATGAGCCGTATCTACGCAAACCAGACAGACGACGTTGCAGCAGACGCACTCGTAGCCGGAGCAACGACAACAGCCGTTCTCTCAGATGCAAACCTTTTGCTTGCAGACAAAGTTGTTGCCTTCGTTTACAACGCAGCTTCAACAATCTTGACAGCATCAAACGGCAACCTTCCAACCCACTTGTTCATCTCAAGTGACGTCTTCGCATCGCTTGGAAAATTGAGCGACTCGTCACTCCGTCCGTTGTTCCCACAAACGGGACCAATGAACGCATACGGCACAATGTCACCTGGATCAGTTGAATCAGTTGCCTTTGGACTCCGTGTAGTCGTTGATCGCAACTTTGCAGCAAAGACAATGATTGTCGGAGACGCTTCAGGCTTCGAAATCTTTGAACAGCAAAAAGGTGCAATCAGCATCGACAACCCGTCCACCTTGTCTCGCACAATCGCTTTCCGGGGCTACTTCGCCACCTTGATGATTGACCCAGACAAGTTCGTCAAGCGCGTCACCGCGTAACGACAACTAAAAGAAGACTGGCAGAACAATGGCTACTTACGATCTCGCGTTCCATACGCGTCTCGATGGGTATGCCGTTCTCCAGACTTTCGTTGAAACTGGTATCCAAGTCGGAGATTCCGTGACTATTGCAGGCGCAAGTCATGGATTCTCTGGAACGGCAACCATCGTTTCAACACAAGACTTCGAGTTCATCGGGGTATCTGACGAGGGCGACCTTGAATTTGACTCCGATGTAATTCGTCTTTACCAGTTCATGTATGTCAACGCAGGGACAGACTTCACCCGTTCTGTTGCTACCGGCACAGTCACATTCACCCCGAGCATCAGTTGGATTACAAACGCAATGGTTCTTGAGTTCTTGGGCATCGACGTTGCAACCGCCAACGACACCGCCTTCATTACTACTTGCGTAGCAGCTGCAAACTCGTACATCTATCGCAAGCGTCGCGAAGCGGGCTACACCGATTCGCAGTCAACGGTGCCGGACGCTGCGGTGAAATTGGGCGGGATTCTTTATGCCTCAACCCTCTATCGCGAAAGAGGATCGGCAGATTCCTTCGCCAGTTTCGATTCCATGTCATCCATTCCAATCCCATCAACTATGGGACGCATCATGGCTCTCATTGGTTGCGGAAGACCACAGGTCGCATAATGGCTGCCACAGGAATCCTCGTTGACGCCGTCAACGCAATCAAGACACAACTTACAGCTCTCGGTCTTAAACCCGTCACAGATCCCCGAAACGCGCGCCCAATGTCCGTCATGATTGAACTCCCCGTCATGACTTCATTCACTTACAATGTCGGCGACTTTCGGATTCCCGTCCGAGTCTTGGCAGCTCCTCCAGGCAACCAGGACTCAGGCGATTATCTCATGACGACAGTTGACACCATCATGAACTCGCCCATCGCAGTAACCGACGCCCGACCAGGTAACGCGGTCTACGGCGGGCAAGATATACCCACATACGATCTCACGGTGGCTATCGCCGTGCGGAGAAACTAAGGAGCCACAATGGCAACAACAACATTCCTCGCTAACGCGACTTGCAACATCACCCCAACTGGCGGATCAATAATTGAC